CATGGCTCTTTGATCCTAAATAGGAAAAAACTGGCTGATACGGCATTGTGACACGGCCACTGGCATCAATAGTTAATCTTGATGTAGTGCCTACTCCGCCGCTGGTAGCTGTTTCAAATTGTAGTATACCAGCGTTATTTTCGTTTAGACGTATTGTGGTACTGCCGCGGGTAGTGTCTTGAAAAGATGTACTTGACCCATTCCAATAATGGTTAGATTTTATAAATGATTGGCTATCTGCCCCTGCTTGTATGATTGTGCCTGTACCCACTTGTAGAAAATCTAAATTACTAGCCAAGTTTGCATTTGGTACGGCTGTTCCGTTAGCTCCAATAAACGCATTCCCTGTAATAGTAGCATCACCAGAGATAGTAGCTTGAGAAGCCTCTAACGCGGTGTCTGAAGGGTGGTTAACCGTTTGTAAGGCTCTGCCTCTAAAGATGGCGTAGATGTCATCAGAAGAGCTTACAGCCTCAGTAAGTGTCAGTGTTGAGCCAGAACATGAGTAAGCCTCAGTTGGCTCCTGTCGCACGTTATTGATGTATAGGTCAATATCATTTGCGCCAGTTACAGGGTAATCAAGGCTGTAAGACGTGCCACCGTTTCCAGTGATGTCCTGCTTTGCAAAGCTGACAAAGTTGTTGACTGGTTTGTTTCCGAGATATGGCATTATGTGATCTCCATAACTCCCATCACAACGTCCAGACTGGTCGCCGTGTTGGACTTGACTTGGATGTCGTCTGTTGTTTCAAGGATATACTTTTGGCCAGATAGAACTTCGAGCGTTGAGCCTGCCGGAATGTCGACAGACGTTAGCATCTTACGAACAGATGAACCCGCGTCGCGGAATTGTACGTCTGCGACGATAGTGCCAGTGGTTGTGTTGCAGAGCGACATGCCAAGGATGACTGTCGTTGTAGAGGACGGAGCCGTATATACACTCGTGTATCCTGTTCCTATTCCTGCGCTACTTGCGTTCTTAAATGTGTTTGCCATGTTTTACCCCAGTGCGATTGCTAATGCGGTGCTGTCATCCACCGTTGCGTAGCCAGCATCGTTGGTGAAAGTGCTGACAGTGGTTGGTTGAGTGTAACTCATTACACCTGTTGAGTTGTTGTATGATAGACTGCCCGATGCGCTTATCGCAGTACGAGAGCCTGATTGGTTTATATATGCCGCGTCGTTCGTAAATGTGCTTACGTTCGTTGGCTGTGTGTAGCTAATAGCTCCTGTTGAAGAGTTATAGCTGAGACTTCCACTCGCGCTGATTGCCGCGCGGGATCTTGCGTCTGTATAGAAAAGGTTGGTTGTACCTTCTGATATGTCATCGCTGTCGTAGCCACCAATGAAGATTACAAAAGCTGAACCGTTGTAAACTTTCATTTGGGTTACGTTGGTGTCGTACCAAAGGTCGCCCGTTGTAGGTGATGACGGGGCAGATGATCCAATCGCGTATGTGTTTGCAAAGCTGTTTACGTCTGTGATGTTTGACGCGACAGTTGTTACATTTGCATTGTTAGTGGCAACAGTCGTTACGTTGGAACTAATACCTGCAACTGTGTTGACGTTTGCGATGTTTGTGGCCGTTGTATTTACGTTCGCTATGTTTGTGGCGACCGTGTTTACATTGGTAATTGATCCGCCAACGAGGTCTACATTCGCTATAGAGTTAGCGACTACTTCGATCTCGGACGTACTCTCGTTAAGGTCGTCTGCGGCAGTTATGACTGCGGCGATGTCGTTCGCTACCGTCTGCAAGTTGTTGTTGTCGATCTCGTCTGCAACAGTCTGCAAGTCTGCCACGTTGGTAGCGACGGTGGATATGTCTGTGTTGTTGTTTGCGACTGTGGTGACGTTGGATGCTATGCCAGCTACCGTTGTAACATTGGCGGAAATGCCAGCAACTGTTGTTACATTCGATGCGATGCCTGCAACAGTAGTTGTATTTGCTGAGATGCCTGCAACTGTTGTGACATTGCTGTCTATGTTTGCGACAGATGTTACGTCTGCTGATATGCCAGCGACAGTGTTTACGTTTGATATGTTTGTTGCTGTTGTATTTACGTTGGCGATTGCCGCCGCAACAGTGTTGATATTCGCTATGCCAGACGAAACTGTGGTGACTGCTGTACTGGTTGCCCAATATTTAGCTGAGTATTCGCTTGTGTTGCCGACTGTGCTGGATGTTTTTATTGCCCAGTCTTTTGCGGAACCTGTTGTGGTGTCGATACCCGTGCCGCCAACTGCGTAGGCTTTAGATGAATAGTCTGTGCTGACGACTTGGCCATTTGTTTTAGATGCCCAGTCTCTAGCTTCGGATACGTCTACGAGCTTTTCTGTGTTGGCAGATGCGATAACCGCCGCTTCGTCTGCGAATGTTGTGCTAGATGAGAGGCCATGGACGATGTAAACGTCCTTGTTTGTAAGGGTTAGGAGGTCGAAGTTGTTGTAGGTAGTGGAAGAATTGAAGTTGCCAGTGATGTCGAAGAACGTGGTAATGTCCGTCCAGCCAGTGTTGCTGTTGGCAAAGTTGCCTGCGCGGAACTGGATTTTGTCTGCGGTCGCGTCGAAGCGGAACTCAAAGTTAGCGGCGCGGAATACACCGTTGCTATCAAAGAGGTCATCCATCAAGTCGGGGAGCGTGCGGCTACCCTTCTCTGAGTTCTCCATATACGTGTCAAGAATGTGGTCGCCTGTCGTTGCGCTCCGAAATCTTAACTGTTCACCTGTAGGACGCGTTATACCCATCAGTCATAATACCCCATGTCTTTCATCAGACGCACTAACTTTGCCTTAGTAAGCGTGTACTTGTCGTCCAATGCGGTTGTATTGGTTAGCCCCTCTAGCTCTGAAATGCGTAGACGCATGGCCTCGATCTGAGATTTTAGGGCAGTAACTTCAGAGGTGCGTTGTTCATCGCGGACGTCTAAGTCGCGCTGTTGTACGCGCTCTACTTCATCGACGTAGTCAACGACCTTCTGATCTATAGTGGAAGCTAGGGCAGTTTTCTTTTGGCTCATCGTCTCTTGGCCTCACTCATTGGTATTAGGTTGCCCTTCTGGACTTCGTTCTGGACATCACCTTGTGGTTGTACGGATGCGCCGCGCATCTTCTCCATCAACTGCATTTGCTGTGAAGGACTTGGCCCTTCTTGCTCTAACTGCTCTTTGGAGACGCGGAAGCGGTCTAAGTCTGTGATACCCATTGCGCGGATTGCCTCTTCTGCAATCTGGCCTGCGTTGTATTCCATGTTCAGACCAGTCTGGGACATAATCTGTAGCATGTTCATCCACGTCTCTGCGTTGCGCGTTGGTTCAAGTGGGAGTGTGCCGTCAATAACAAGGTAATCAATGTCGCCTTGTAGGTTCTTCTGCACGTCGTAATCGAGGTAGCCATCTTCTACCATGCCTGAGAGTTGGTTCGGCATGTTGAGTTGGTCTATTTTTATAGAGCCTTGCATAGATAGACTGTCTTGAATGTTAGCTGTCATCATTCTGACCATCGGGCGGATCGTTGTGGCAGACATAATACGAGCCAAGACGCCAAGACGTTGAGAGCCAAGTTGAGTTAGGCGTTGTATTTCTGTGGCTGTGCGGATGCCGTCTGAGGTTGGCATACCTTGTTGTGCGTCTGAAGCGGCACTTACACGCTGTTTAAGTTCAGACATTGCGCCAATATCGTTGAAGTGACCGCGCGTTACGTCTGGTACTTGTGCGATGAATACGCCGTCGCCCGGTTTACTACCGGGCAAGGTGCGGACTACACCCCATGGATTGCGGTCGATCAGGTCTGGGACAGATACTTGGGTCGGGTCTACGAAGATAAGATTATTAAGAGCCGCACTGATGTTGTCGATACGTGAACGCATTAGATATGTTGCGATGTCGTGCATCGGTAGGATGAGATCGTAGAGAGATTGACCGTAAGTCTTGTGCTGATCTTGGTATAGACCACCAATGACTGTTGGGAACTGCTGTCCGTATGGGTTGAGTTGGAAGCGTAAGACTACATTCTCGTCGAGGATTGTGACAACGAGGAAGATTTGGTCGATTGCTGGGATACCAATCTCGTGACCTGATAGGCGTATCCATGCTTCGTCTGTTACGCGGCTATCACCAAGAGTGAAGTACGCATGATCCATGCGCTCGCGTTGATTAGGACTGGCGGGGTCGATTGAAAGACCCCGCCCTTCTTCCTGATGCCACTTGTGTGCGTTCCAAGCATTTCTGGGAGGGGATAGCTTGTGACGCAGGGCAGGGAACTTCTTTAGCTTCGGGTACATACCGGAGTAGAGAAGGCTGTTGAAACTAGAGTAGTCGGAGAAGACGATATACTGCATGTTCTCCCAGTCGCCCCAGTTTACACGGGGGTCAGGAAAACAGCGACGTGGATCGAAGTTGACTATTTGGTTCTGGTTTGTCTTTGCATTCCAGACGACTTTCGTCGGAGCGAAGCCATAGCGTATGCTGTCCAGTAGTAACTGTGCAAGACGTGCTTCTCCGGCGGTACGCCGCATCTGCTGATGTAGAACACGTTCCAATATAAGTGAGGACTGTCGGGACTTTCGGTTGAGACCTTCGAGTTGGAACATGGGGTTACGGCCAGAAAGTGCGGCCATAAGGTATGTGAGGACTGTATCCGCAATGGCGCGGGTGTCGGCGATGACTGCTTTTTCTCGGAAGTCTGTCGCGTCTGGCCTAACATATACGTCGTGAGCGCGATCAGCTTCTTTCCAATGGTCATAGCGTTTCCTAATCTTATGATAGGACATGTCAACCATCGACTTAACATAGTCGACAATCCGACGCTCCTGCTCATCATTGAGGAGATGCGATATGTCTTCGTATGCAACAAGTTGTTCGGCGAACTCAGAGAGATCGACAACTACGCCCTCGTTAGGGCCAGCGGCGTATTCCGCGCTTCTGTATGCGGAACCTGATGCTGTAGTACGTGCTTTGGGGCCATTTACGCTCATGGACTAAAGATACCTTCTGTTGTGTGGGTGGTCGTCCCTACAAACCCCAACCTGTCCATTTTGGAATGGCATGGCCGACGCGGGTTTTGAGGGATTTACCTAATGATGAAACGTCATGATTATTAAGAGATTGACTTGTGTCTGCGTGTAGTGACCACGCCTCCGGGCTGATTGATGTTCGTGATAAAATATCTACTGCCATTGTAGCGGCGTCGACTTGGTCGTCGTGGTTGCCTCCAGGGAATGTTACGCACTCCTCGATGAAAGCGTCGAGCCAATCAGATTGATCAGGCACGAAGACACGACCGCCCTCGATTATTGGGAGGATGGCGTTGACGCGTGCGACTTTGTCGTGGACAACCTTGTAAGGAATTACAGCCATACCGCTCTCGCGCTTGAGTTCTTGTATGAGGGATTGGCCAGAGGCTTTGTCTTCTATGTACATTGCGCGAAGACCGCGACCGCGCCAGCGGTTGTTGAGGCGGATAAGACGTTGCTTGAGTTCGGGGAAGTCGTATTTACCGCGCATTATGTCGACTATGTAAATGTCGCCGTTCCTGTCCATGCCAGCGACGACAGCTACTGAGTAGTCTGCGGTCTCGGTTTTCTTGAAGGCGGTGTCGACTGCGATGATTAGGGTTGAGAAGTTTTCTGGTGAGAGGTCGGCTGGGTACTTCTGCCACCACTCCGTCTTGATTAAGTTACCACCCTGTATGAATGGCTGTTGCTGGTAGAGTGATGCGAACTCGCGCGGGTTGAGACGTTCGCGGCGTTTAAGGTCTTCGAGTGGAAAGCGTTCTGGCCATAGGGGTGCTTCCTCTGTCTCGGCGATTGTACGCTTGGCTGGAGATAGAGCGTTGAGGTCTTTGGCCTGCATGTATTGTGGATGGTCTTCGGGCAGGTGGTTGCGACGGATTTTTCCACTGGTTACTTGCTTAATGGCAGGGAAGTTGATGTGGTGCCATCTGCCTTCCGCCCAGTCTTCTGTTTGTTGTAAGCGGCCTGCTAGGTCGTCTGGATGCCAGCGCGTGAGGATGATGATCTGCTTTGGCTTGGTGCCGTTTACCTCTGGCTGGAGACGGGTGGCTAGGGCAGAAGTGTAATAGTTCCACGTCTTGTTGCGCTGGGTCATACTTTCTGCGTCTTCACGGGCTTTGATCGGGTCGTCGACGAGAAGAAGGTTGGCTGGTCGGCCTGATGTTGTACCGCCGATGCCAACT